TGCTCGCGTCGAGTGAAGCCAGTGCAATCATCGCTTCAATCGCTTTACCAGTGAGAGTGTTTGATTCTCCGAGCGTTTCGAGATGCTGTTCAATGTTATTCATCTTTTGGGGGTTAAATTAGAGTGGTTAATCACTCACGCAAGCCCTCGGACCGAGAGCAAGCGTGAAGGGTTAACTCATTTGCGAGTATTTTTCTGCTTGATGGTTTTTTATAAAATATTGAGCGTCTTTTTTAGTGTAAAATAGTGCAATTTCTGAAATTGTTTTGTCGCAGTATTTACGAACACAATTAAATTTTACGCACCATCCTTTTTTAATTTTTAAAGGCTTTTCGCTTGTTCCGAGAATTTTATCATTCTGTTTAAACATCTTTTGGGGGTTAATGTAATTCAAGTTTACTCCGATTAAATCCATTGTCAATACTAATAAGATATACAGAGTATAAAGAAAGTATTATAATCTAAACTAAAAGAAGCAAAGCACTGTAAACATAGAACATAGACAAAACACCAGCCCGATTAATTGAAAGCCAAGCGGTAAAGGTTGTGGGTTTTTCATTTGTTTGGGTGTTAGTTTACTTAATTTTACACCCAAAAGAATCAAAAGTCAAGGCGGTTAAAGACTACACATAAAGAAAAGCTTGACTTATTTAACTCAAAATGAGAGAATAAGAGCAATGAATAAGGAACAAACAGACCGCTGTAAAGAATGCAAAGGCGAGATGGTGGAAGTCGGAGGAACAGGAAAAAGCATCATTAAATTCAGTGATAACGGTGAAGCTGTAATCGGAGGAAGATATCAAAAGCTCTATCAATGCAAAGACTGCAAAACAATCACCATTAAATGAACACCGAATCAAGATTTACCGAACTAACAAAAGGATTAAAGGACATCTCCGTCCCTTTAAAGAAAAACATATTCGGCTGGAAAAAGTACAGCATAACTTTCCCTTTAACGAAAGAATCAAGAAAAATTAAAGGGTTTTGGAAGCTTTGATGCAATACTTGAAAAAGACCACGGAACAGGTATAATGGCAATAACTCAAATATTTAAATGAAATGCGAAGAATGTGGAAACGAAACAGGAGCAGCCTCGTTAATAAATAGCAGATGGTTATGCATCAAATGTAAACCAAAAGAAGAAAACAGAAACGCCTTCACATTCATCCCCGGAAAAGGATGCGCCGCTCACGGATACAGAAAAAGAGAACAAGGCAAAGTAGTAAAAAGAATAATGGAAAGAGGACGACAAGAAATAGCAAAAGGCAATTAAACAATATGACATGACAAAACTAACTGGAAGACCGAACGGAAGACCGAGAATCTACACCGCAGAATTAGCATTATGTATTTGCAAAAGAATATCAGAAGGTGAAAGCGTACGGAAAATAGCAAGAGATAATGATATGCCTGATGCGTCAACTATCCACAGATGGGTATTAGAAGATGAAAAGGGCTTTTACAAGCAATACGCGAAAAGTAAAGGGATTGGAGCAGAAGTTGAGTCGGAAGAAATGGATGAAATAGCAAGAACTGAAAAAGATATTCAAAGGGCTAAATTGATAATTGATACAAAGAAATGGAATCTATCTAAAAAGCTTCCTAAACGATTTGGAGAGAAGTTAGATTTAACAAGTGATGGGGAGAAGATGGGCAATGTAGATGTATCAAAACTAGATCCTGAAAAAAGAAAAGACGCACTGAATAATCTGCTAGGACTGTAAATAAAAATATTCTGTACTTTGCGGTGAGCGAGTCTGATGATAGCCCTTGCACAAGCCAATGTAGAAAATAAGAGAAATCGCTTAAACGCTATAAAAACAGAGAGTGAAATACCCAATAAATGGAATATCCCAAACAGATCGACAAGAACGAGCTATTCAGAATCAATATTTTACAGAAAGCGCAAAAAGATAAAGAGATTCAATCGCTCTTGCTCGCAGAATGTAAAGATGATATTCTGTTTTTCTTCAATGTATTCGGCTGGACATACGATCCAAGAAAAGAAGAAAACGGACAATCAGCACACATCCCATTCATCACTTACGACTTTCAAGACAAATTCATTACTGGCGTAATTCAATGCATCCGAGACAAACAAGACAATACAACCGAGAAAAGCCGAGACATGGGCTATTCGTGGATGGTGGTAGTGATTCAAGTCTGGGCATTCATATTCCAAAAGTGGTCAAGCCTTTATGGATCGTATAAAGAAGATTATGTAGACAAGCAGGGAGATATGGATTCACACTTTGAACGAATCAGATATGTCCTCGGACGACTCCCAAAATGGATGAAGCCAGAGATTTTAGAGAAGTTCAAACAAGTTTCGACAGATGATTGCTCAATCAGTGGAGACACTGGCGAGAACTTCGGAACAGGCGGACGAAGAAAGTTCGTCGTCCTCGACGAGTTCGCTCTTTGGCAAAACGCCGAGAAAGCATTCAGAAAAACTAGAGATGTTTCGCAGTGCAGGATCATCGGCGGAACACCCGAAGGAAGATTCAATGTCTACGGCAAGATAATGACAAGCCACGAGGACTATGCTCACTTGTCGATGAAGAAGTTTAGGCTTCATTGGAGCGATCACCCAAACAAAACACAAGTTTGGTACGAGAACGAGAAAAAGAATCGAACACCGCTTGAGACCGCAAAAGAGCTAGACATTAGTTATGACGACTCGGTGACTGGCGCTGTGTACAAAGACTTTCAAAGAAAAGCCAACTTCGGTAAATACGAGTTTGATCCTGAGCTACAACTTTACACCTCGTGGGACTTCGGGAGAGATATGACAGCGATCATTTGGATTCAAAAAGACTTCAAAACCAACACCTGTAAAATAATCGACTCATTCCAAAAGACAGATAAAGATATTGATTTCTTCGCTGCCTTCGTCAACGGAATACCAACTCCCGGATTTGAATACACCGAAAAGGAAATGAACTTAATCGAGAAGCATCAAAAATGGAAGAGTTATTACCTCAATCACTTTGGCGATCCGTACAACGCACACAATAGAAATGTAATCAGCGAGAACACAATCGTCAAGCAGTTATCTAAATACGGAATCAGCATTCAAACCAAAAGTGGGACACTAGTCGCAGATCGAATAGGAAAGACAATCCTAGCCCTCCCGAGATACTTCGTCGACGAGAATCAACTTGACTTCATTCAAGCAATCACGCAAGCCCGCTATCCCGAAGTAAAAGAAGGCAGCCAACGAACAAGAGAACAAAAGCTCCCGATCCACAATGCAACCTCTCACTTTCGGACAGCTCTTGAGTACTGGGTAGACAACGAGCCGTTTAAGGTGGCGCAAGATGATGTCAGTGCAATTAGAGAATACCGCGCTAAAATGCACTCACTTAATTCACGAAAATAACTTGCATTCTTCCAAAAATAGAATATAATTTGTTCACCTTGCTGTCTCACTCACTATGACAAAACAGCAAAAGTTCGAAACGAATCAAGACAAAGATTTCGTGAGGGCTATGGATATTATGCGCTACGGCAGCCCCAAAGTAGACGCGTTTGTTAGGAGTGCGAAAGTAGTGACAGATATGTACGCAGACTGTTTTCGAGTGAGCGATGATATTAACGATATGACTAATCCGATGCTATTAGCGCAGGTTATTGATCGTATTGTCGAACAGCTAAAACCACTAGATTACATCTTCAGAATACCAAGTTCAACCGAAGAAGAGAAGCAACTTTTAAGAGATGCACACTCGCAGATACTCGATGAATCTGGGTTTATTTCTTGTCTTCGGGATGACCCGAGGGGCTTCCTCTCACAGGCACAAACAGGCAACACAATAATGCACTTCGGAGCAGAAGATTCCGACTTGACACCAATATACTTTCGGTGTTTGTCTATGTCTCAGGTGTTTTTTCCAACATCAGCAACCCAGCTTCGAAGCAAGAATGGTGACAATGACGCGAACGAGGCTTTCGTTATCTTCGAATATCCATCAGACGAGATTGATGAGAGATACCCAGAAGCAAAAGGGAAATATCTATGGGGAGACTTGCCAGAGGTGCAGGGTCAAGACGCGTATCAAAATGCAAATGATAATGTAGATCGTGACCGAGAACAGATCACCCAAGTCGGTATTTACTACAACGCTATTAAGAAAATCAAAAAGGTATTCATCGGGAGGACAGGCTATGAAGCCGATAAGGAGACAAAAAAAGACTGGAAGTATATTCTTGATGGTAAATCTTACATCCCGCTGCTTCACTTTAAAGGCAAATCGCTTTTAGGTGAGATGTACGCAATGGGATTCGGACAGCAACACGCTAAACTTGCGAGAGAAGATCAGAGGCGTAGGAATATGGCATTCAGACACATCGAGAACAATATTTATCCAACTCGTGGCATTCAAATGGAGGAGAGTAAATATGGAGTCTTTTTGAGCCAAATGTACGAAGCGGCACAACTTCGCCGAGATGGTGAAGATCCAATCGTTCGACTTGATCCGGGGACTTCGACAACCATTGAAACATTCAAAAGTGACCCACTCACTGGAGAGTTCGAACGAGCGAATAATGACACAACCGAACAGGTCAAAAGAAATGGCATTGCTTTACAGGATATAGATCGTCCAGCCACTCAAACAGCAACTCAAACTCTTGCTGAAGAAAGTGCAAGGATTCGTCCAGCAGTATCGATGCAAGAAACAAATGCTACCGAGTATCAGTTCGCGTATAGAATCATCATCGACTTTATGCGTCGTTTCATCAAGCCAACCAACGACACCCCAGTGGTGACCAATGTTAAAGCGAAAGTAACCGAAACAGACGCAATGCGAAGAGGATTGCCAACTGAAAGAATCGGTGAAGAAGTGAGAGTCGAGGGAATCACTCTCGGTGATATTTCCGTCTTGCTGAAAGAAAAGAAAAAGATCATCGTGCAAGAAGACAGCCGCAGTGGAGCGTGGGAAACAGACGCATTCGTGATGTCTAAAGTGGGAATGGGCGCACAGTTCGCAGCTGGAACACAAGCTGAAACAAAATGGAGACAGAAGGGATTAATGGCTCTCGGTGAAGACACACTTGCTCAAGAACTTAAACCAATTCCAGATGAACAAAACGGAGGGAATGCTGCCAATCCCGCAGGACAGAATGCAGGACTACTTAAAGCGGCGAACCCTGGACAAGGACTATTGCAGTAGAATCGCAGGGTCAAAAGTAATCCAGTTCGCTGAAATGTGGGATAAAAAAGACTTTCAAAACGATGTCTTGAATCAGATAACAGGAATACTCATTGAACATGTTGAAGACAAAAAAAATATAGTAATGACACCGCAAGAAGAGTATTGGTTCAGAAAAGGATTAAGCGAACTACCAATACTTTGGGAAGGATGTATAGCCGCTAAAAAAGAAGAAGCTAGAAAGTCAAGCAAGACTGAATAAAAAGTTTGACTTTAATAAAAAATACATTATCATTTAAATGATTAAGAAAATTTGCTCCTTGAAAATCACACCTTGCTAGTATCAGAGACGGCGGTTCGTCTCTGTCAAAACTACTAGCAAGGTGGGTTTGACAGATTACGAACCTCCCTCCCTGATACAAAATCAGGGTTTTTATATTTAACCCCCCATAAAAATGTCTAGTGAAACCAACGACAACATCGACGAGCTAAAAGCCGTCGAAGCTGCCGAGTCGGTGATAGCAGACCCAGACTCTACGGAGGATGAGAAAGCTGAAGCCAAAACGGTAATCGAAACTGCTGAAAACGCAGAATCGAAAAAGAAAGAGGAAACCGATGAGGAAGAGGCACACAAAAAAAGGGTGTGGACTGGGATGATCGAGTCCGAAGTGACCAAAATCGCTTTAAGGGACGATTACTCAATCGACAACCTGCCACTAGGGAAGCTTCGGGAAGCTGTGGAGAAACACTTGAAAGATAAATTATCTCCAAAAGTATCTCAACAGACAGATGAAGACAAACTCGTGCAAAGAGCAGTCGAGGAAACTAAAACGCAAATCCTCCTTGACCAAGCAAAAAGCCTCCTGCCAGAAGAACACGGAGAACCATTCGTTTCAGAATACGAAGAGCTAAAGACAAAAGGCTACACTGCCACCGAAGCTCTCGATAAAGCTAAACGAATCTACCAAGTTCCAACAGCAGAAGACAAACGGAGAAGTGATGATCTCAATTCTATGAGAGCTGTCAAAGGAGGCTCGGTATCTCCTAACCGCGTAAGCGGAGCATATGACCCAGTAGAACACGAGAAATTCAACGCTCAACAAAAGAAAATGGGGCTTAGCGCAGTGTCAAAAGAGGCATTCCTCAAAGTAAATAATTAATCTTTTAACTCAAAACTACAATGTCTTTCAATTATGTAGGCTCACGCAACGGCGCACAACGCAATCTGACAGAACCAATCGTCATCACTACCAGTGATGTTGTGGCTGTCGGCTCTGTCGTAGAAACTTATTCTGCGGGAACTGCGGGTTATGGTGCTGCTGCCCAGCCGATCAAAGGTATTGTCCACGCCATCGTAGATGCTGATGGACTGCCGATCACAAACTCGACACATACTGCTGGAACAGCCCACTCGGCTGACAATGCCAGCGTCACTGGTGATGGAACTCAATATGTCATTATCGACACAAGCGAATCTTCGCTTTACTCCGCTACTGTTAGTGGAACAATCGGTACAACTGTTAGCTCGGATTCTGGTTTTTGCAAAATTGATGTTGATTCGTCAAATACTAATTACAATCAACTCTTGGAAACAACTGCTACTCGTACTATTGGAACACCTGCAAACTTCTACTCACACGGTGTTGACCCTCAAGACTCAACTCGTCTTATTGTCAGTATCGCAATGTCGGAAGAAGCTTCTGTTCTCGAATAAAATTTTAATCTTTTAACTAAAAACTACTATGTCTGTAATTGAAACATCGGCGACTCTCGGCTCCCCCTTCCTTAAAGGAATTACAGCCGAACTCGCTGACATAACTTCTCAAGTAGATTCTCAATATGCACTCGCCAAAGATACTGTCTTAGGTGTTGATAAAAACGAGGCATCGAGTCTATTTAAGAACAAAACATCCGATAAAGCTCGTGAGACTATCTCGGGTGTGAGCGCAATTGGTAAATTGCAAAAAACCGCAGAAGGTGCTGACTATAAATCTGATTCTCGAATCTCGACTTATGTCACGCAGTTCGAGTGGGAGAAATATACGAGTGGTATTACGATCACAGAGGAAGACCGAGACGATCAAATTGTTAGCGAGAAATTGGATCGAGCGAAAGCTCTCCTTGTCGCTGGGATGACGACTCTCAATCAACACTCTTTCGATCTGTTCAACTACTCGCAAACAGCTCAAGCGTCTTTGCCTGACCATTTGACCTTTTACGGTGATGGTGTGCCTTTCGGTTCAATCATTCATCCAATCAAAGGAACAGGTGGGACTCAAAGCAACGCCTCCGCAACAGGTATTCCGTTTACCGAAGACAACCTTGAAACGGCTCGTCTTGCCTTGATGGCTCAACGAGGAGATAAAGCTGGTGAAACTCTCAACTATGGTCGTAGCAAACTCATCCTTTGGGGTGCTCCTGCTATCGAGAAAAAAATGATCATCGCAACAAGAGGTGAAAAACGTTCTGGAACTGCCAACAACGATGTCAGCATCTACGATGGCTTGTTCACGACTGTCTCTTCACAGCTCTTGGCTGCTGCCAATGGTGGTTCGGATACTCGCTGGGGCTTGATTGACCCGATGAACACTCCTGCTGCCTTTTGGACACGCCGCGCTCTTACTCTCGGAACTCCGTATGTCACTGACTCGAACAAAAACATCACTGTTGATATTTCTGCTCGATACAAAGTCGGCAATAAAGACTTCCGTGGATTCTGGGTTTCTGGTGGTGATTCTGCTGCTTACGCTCTCTAAATATCTGGGGAGGCGAAATTCCTCCCCATCAATTTAACCACAATAAAATGACTGATTTAAGCTCATTAAATGTCGCAGGGATTCCAACGCTCGGTGCAGGTGGTGGACTTCCGACTACTCCCGGTAAGTATATCTTCGTTGATTACGGTGCTGGAAGTGACGGCAATACGGGTGAAACAATGAAAGAACCTGTAAAAACTATCGCGCAAGCTTATTCTATGGCTCGCACGAACAAAGACGACACTCTCGTGCTGATTGGTAATTCCACTCACACGATAACCTCAATGATAGATGGTTCTAAAAATCGTGTCCACCTTGTTGGACTTGATTGCACAAACCGTTTGTATGGTCAAAACGCAAAAATTTCAATGGGCGTAACTACTGCAGCAACTGATGTTTTTGGATTCAAAGATACTGGCGTTAGAACTTCTTTTGCCAATATTAAGTTTATGAGTAGCAATACTAAAACTGAGCACGTAGCTACCTTTGGAGGCGGTGGAGAATATACCAAGTTCACGAATTGTGAATTTTACGCATCCGGCAAACAGGCTTCTGATACTCATGCAGAATTTGTTCATAATATTGATTCTCCACAATTCAGTAACTGTACATTTGGCTCATTAGCCACTGCTGTCACTGGTAATAAAATTCGCCCAGCTATGCTTTTAACAAAAGGAACTGTAGCTGCTGGAGCAGTAGCTAGAGATACTTACATGCATAATTGCAGATTTTGGAAACTTGCAGGTGGAACAGCTACGGCAATGATTAAAGGTGCTTCTAATGATGTAGAAAGAGATTTTGAACTACATGATTGTCAATTTGTTGCTGCACCACTTGGTTCAACTCCAGCCGTAGCTATTGATTCAGGCACACAAGCAAGAGGCTATATACGTTTAACAGGAGACACAGCGGCTACTAATTGCACAAAGATTGCAACTGATATTGGTGTATTTAATGTAACACCTGCTCGTGCTGCTACTGCGACTATTGGTATTCAAGCTACTTAATTTTTAACTTAAACTATTATGTCTGAAGAAATCAAATCTCGAAACTCCGACTTGGTCGAAATGGGCGTAGATGAATACGCCGAACCCAAAGAGGAGAAGGATAAAAAGCCTAAAAAAGAGAAACTCGTCGCGACAATCGAGGAAGCTGAATAGTGTTTTAACACAGCCTCGTTCGGGGCTGTGATTAGTACATTTACTCGCCCCAGCTCGCAAGCCGTTAATTCAAAATATATGCCTAAAAAAACTGTAAAAGCCACGCAAAAGATGCTTGATGATAATCCTGACTGGGTTAAAGCAGAAATTAAAGTCGGCGATCCGATCGAAGTCCCCGAGGTAGAAGAATCTGAACTAGATAAATTCAAAGGGATCATCGCTAGCGTTAATGTCGAAAAAATATCCGAAAGTGATCTTTGTCCTGTCTATCCGGGAGGAGAGCCACACATCGTAATCGCAAATGTCCACATTCCTTTGGAGATCGGGAAAATACTCGTCTCGGAAGCAAAGATTCTTCACGAACAAAAAAAGTTAGAAAAACTTAAAGTAAATTTAACCAAATAATTATGTCTCAACTACCAATCACAGGTATCGTCCTACTCAGCGCGAAACAAGCAACAGGGATTGACTCCCCAGGCGCAGCAGTCGCAGGCTACCCAATAAAATACATCGACATCGTAGCCGCTGGTTTAGCCGCTGGTGATTCCTACACTGTCAAAATCGTCGGAAGCAATCAGGACGACTGCCCAGACTTTACTGCTGCATCAAGCACTACGAATCTTTGGACTTACGCTCGTTGCACGATCAAAGACTCCAACACCACAATCGTAGGATCAACTGGTTTAACACTCTCAAGCGGTGGAACTTACGACAATGGAACTTACACCCTCAATGTAGAAGGTCAAGGCTTCAAATGGATCAACGCTATTATCACAGCTAAAACTGATGCAGATGACTCTGCCAGTATTTCAGCATTTTTAAGTGTTTATGATGATTAAAAAAATAGTAGATATAGATAGAGAGCGAAACACCCACCTAGCCGCAGCAGCTGGAGAGCAGCGCAGTTATGAGTCTTTTAAGAAATTAAGAGAAGGAGAGGAGAAAATGAATAAAAGCCTCAAAAGCGAAAACGCAGCCTTTTTAGAAGAAAACACCAAGCTTAAAAAAGACAACAAGGAGAGGAAGGACGCTCTTTCTAAAATAGAAAGAACATACAACACAACAAATACTAACTTGGCGAAAGTAAATAAAGAAAAAAAGGAAGCAGAAGCAGAACTAACCGAAGCCGAGAAAAAAGCCGAAAAGATAATCAATGAGTCCAAAGAAAAAAGCAGCGAAATTATTAAAAAAGGCAGAGAGGAGGCTGCATCTTTACTAGAAGACTCTCAAAACAAATCAAACGCGCTATTAAAAGAAGCCAAAGAAGAGAAAGATGAATCGGAGGCTGAAAAGAAGAATATCGAAGACGAAAAGAAAGAGTGGAGCGACAAGAAAAGCAAACTGGAAATAAAAGTAGCCGATTTGAGCAAAGACCTCCAAACCGTAAAAGAGCTTAAAGCCAGAAACGACAAAGCCAACACAGAACTTAAAGAGATCAACGAAAAGATCAAAGAGACAAACGAGAAGATTACTAACCTAAAAGAAGACGAGAAAAAGGCTATCAGTGCGACAGAACAAGCCGAAGAGCAGAAAACTAAAACCCTAAAAGAGTTAAGCCTATTAGAAGCCAAAAAGGTCAAAGCAACAATGGCTCTCGATGAAGTCAAAGCACTCTATGAAGAGGTGAGGGAATGGAGAACCAAAAGCGGACTAGAAACACCCGAATTAGAGATATTAAAAAATAACTAAATCTTATGAAAAAATATATACTGCCAGTCTTTCTAGGGCTACTCGCAGCAGCGGGAATAACTTTTGCTGAAACTAACGACGACAGCGGAGGATGGTTTTTCGATGGAACAAACGCCACGATCAATAACAATGTAGCGATCCCAGGTGATTTGACTGTTTCAGGAACTTGCACAGGATGTGCGGCATCAGAGACAGACCCAATCGTCGGAGCAATCACAGGAATCGTCAAAGCAGACGGAGCGACCAACATCGCAGCAGCGGTAGCAGGAACAGACTACGCAGCCCCAAATCAAACGATGTACATCGGAACGACAGCAGTAGCAATCAACCGAGCGACAGCAGC